GGTATGGAGGCAGACGACCTGGTTGCCGCTGCTACGGTCGAGGCTAAGGAAGCGAATGCACAGACGGAAGTGTTCATTGCCTCATCCGACAAGGACTTTGCCGTTCTCTTATCAATTCCCAGTGTGACGCTAATGCGCCCTGGCACCGGCAGCATGCAGTGGGATCGCATGGATGCCACCAAGGCGAAGGCCAAGTGGGGAGTCAATCCGCACCATTTCACGCAGTACCTTGCACTGACTGGAGACAAGTCGGATGGGTTCAACGGCATTGACAAGGTGGGGCCGAAGACGGCGGCGAAGCTGCTGGATGAATACGGAAACCTTGCTAACATTTGGCAGGCCGTGCAATGCGGAGCGGTTCGACCCACCGGGCTGCAGGAGCGCCTGCACAGAGACTGGTCGCTGGTGGAACGAAACCTGCAGCTGGCCGAGTTCGACGACATTGCTGAGCCAGTGTTGGCTGATGATGAACGGATATGGATTCAGCGCGGTTGGGCGGGCGAGGTACCACTGCGTGGAGACTATGTCGCATGCTCCAAGCTCCTTGCTGAGTGGGGCTTGAGCGGACACTTTAGTAAGTTGAAACGCATACCGGCATTCGCTGACTAATCATGCGCCTTTTGAACCTGCTGATCGCCGTTATCCTTGTCTGCGTGTCGTACCTGTCGTTCAGCTACATCGTGCACTCGCTCCGCCACCCGGAGAAGCCCCTCACATGCTCGGATGATTGGTGGCGTATGCTTAGCCTCCAATAACTATGATAACTTGACAAGCGGCGGACGGCCTGCTATGGTTCCGGCATGAACTTTATTCCCTTAATCGTCAACGGCGCGCTCGGCAGGCTCACGACATTCTCCGCACCATGCACGGCGAGTCACCGCCAGCAAGACCAGCGAGCATTCCTCCGGGAGGTAATTATCAGCATGAAAAACCTCGATGAAGCCACTTACCGTCTGCCCGGTTCCGGGCGCATGGCCTTTTACGATCTATACGCACTCTCCGCTCTGCAATGGATGATTGGCGGAGGCAAGGCTCAGCAGGGATACGCGGACCCCAACATCGTGCCGGAGCGCCGCCGGGAGATCATTGAAGGAGCCTTTGATGCATGTGTTCGAGATCTGGCCGCGCGCATGGTGGATGATATCAAGTTGCTAGCGTACGACGAGGCGGAGAGCGCCGTAGATGAATACCTGGTGGCACCACACGCATTTAACGCGTGGTTGCAGAATGAAGCATCTCCGCGTCTGCGGCAGGCCTTCATCCCGCGTGAGAAGGGGGAGGATGGCGAGCAGCTTTGGGACCTGGCAGAACCATCCATTTTTTGGTCTAATGCCGGGTTTCCCGGTGCCATGCAGTTATTTGCCGCGCCGTTTTGGGCAGCAGATGCCGACCAGTATGGCGGGCCGCGTTGGGCAGATATTGTGCAGGTAGCCATGCGGCTGCTGCGCAGTATTAAGGAGCACGACCCCGCCTTACGTATGATGCTGCTGGTGGATCGGCTGTTCGACATCGAGCATAATACCGGCAGCCTGTTCAGCAAGTCGGTGAGCACCATTAAGGTTGGCAAGGCCGATCTGGATCGCCGCGCCAGCATTCGGACGGTGGTAGAGTTCCTGCCGTTGGTCAGCCCGTTTGTACGGAACATCATCCAGTCTTCCCGTAATTACCTTGAGGCTCCGGTGCCTGTGCAGGAATCAATGACCCCGGCGGAGTTTGATGCTATGGTGCGTGTATGAACCCGCCATGCAGGCCGTGGAAGCGGAAGCAGACCTGGCGAGTGGTAACATTGCGTTCCATTGGACATGCCACACCCACGCCCACAGATACCTCCACCAGCACCGCAGGAAGCCGACTTGACTGACCTTAGCCCGATGCTTCGGCAACGGCAACTAGCTTGACTGGCAGCGAACCGTCCCGCTGCTCATCCGGTATTGCTCCGGCTCGGCAGCGAAGCAGTTCCGGCGAGGGTTTCAAGACACGCGCCGGGGTTGATGAAAGCTGAATTGCGGGCTCGGAATGGTCGGAAGCGAGTTCGATTCTCGTACAGTCCAATTTACGGGCTGGCATGGTGCTAGGGGGATACCCCGCCTCGGGTTCGAGTCCCGACGAGTCCACAATTCAGCCTTTATCTTCCGAACAATGCCCGGCAGAAGGTGTTGCGCGGCCCCGTGCCGATTATAGGCGAAACGCTGGCTGAACGAATTGAGCAGGCTCGTCGCATGGTCGTGGTGTTCTGCAACCCAATGGTGCAACCATCTGAGCTGGCCCACTTGGTGATCTCCGGGACTTGACAAGCGTTCGTTGAGCTGCTATTATAGCAGCATGATCGCAACCCTGCCCGCTCCCACAATTGAAGCAGACGACGTCCCGTTTGCCAACTTCGTCCCACTCTCACCTGCTCCGCGCTTCCGCCGCCAGAGCCTCGTACAGTGCGGGATGTGCGAGTATGAGCCGGATGCGAACTGTCTCTGTCATCAGGCTGCGGAGCGCATGATAGCCAATGCTCTCGCAATTCTCGACTAATCTCCTCACTAAAACCACCAGCGACTATGACACTGAAGAAAATACTCACCGAGATCACTCCGCTGCCGTGGCGGGACTGCGCTACCACTGTCACATCCGGGGCGGGCGGGGCGCGGGATCAAATCGCACAGACTGGCTGCGAGGATGTATCCGCAGATCTGCAAGAGGATCGGGATTGCTTCAATGCGAAGTATCTCACCCATTCTGCAAATCTCCTCCCGCAGCTTGTGGAGGCGATGGAGCACGTTCTGATCGCCTCTGAGAATAATGGCGACATGAATGACATCAACTGGGGCCTTCTGCGCTCCGTCCTCAAGAAAGCAAAAAGCGTCGCAGCGTAGTTATTCGCATGAAGACAACCGCAACCTCTGTACTCGCCAGCGTAAAACTCTTGCTGGAGGGGAAATATATTGTTTGGGTAAAGGACCGCAGCGACTCCGAGTGGGAACCAAACGGCGATGGCCCTATGACGCAGAAGGACGCAGATCGCGTGGTTCGGGAACTGCGCGGCACCTGTCGGGCTCGGGCACTGCCGGTCGGTATGGACCTTCCGCTGCAGGCTCAGCATCGTCGGGAGGAATCTGGTCCTCCGGCGGCTTATCCGGGCATGCCGGGTCACCAGCCAGCATCTGGTGAGTTTCACATGGACCCGGCGGAGGCAGAGTGGACCAAATCGAAGGTGGTTAACTGCCTAATTGGTGCAACGACGGCTCTGCGGGACGTGGACCCGATTCAGGCCATTCGTTACCTGCTAAACGGTTTATCTCGTGAACAGTTAATTGCTATGTACAATGAGCGGTGTGGTATGGACCACGACGGTATCATTGCAGCCATCGAGAGAACCAGGTGAACCCGCGCTTGGGCTTACCCTACACCGACTAATGAAATTCCAAGACATACCCCAGTTTACACGCTCAGCCTCTTATCAGGTGAATGTATCTTGGAGAAGTTTAGAACGCCAACTGGAGCAGTTCAATGATCGTAATGGTATGTTGGACTTGGACCCCGATTTCCAAAGGGGGCATGTGTGGTCACCTGAAAAGCAGATAGCCTATGTAGAATTCATTCTTCGAGGCGGGAATTCCTCAAAGACGCTCCAATTCAATTGTTCTTCTTGGCAAAGAGAATACAATACCCCGCTTCAATTGGTGGATGGAAAACAAAGGCTGGAAGCGGTGAGGAAGTTTCTTAGGAATGAGTTGCCCATTTTCGGGGGTAGTTTCTTAGCTGATTTTACGGATGAGCTCCCCCATTGTCAGGTGGACTTTATCTTCTGTGTGAACAATCTCAAGACACGTTCGGAAGTTCTTCAGTGGTATTTGGAACTGAATTCAGGCGGGGTAGTTCACACTGAAGAGGAACTTAACAAGGTGAGAAAGATGTTGGATGATACTATGACCTACAAATGAACACGGAAACTTTGCCGTGAGCTCGGTTGTCCATTGCAAGAAGGCACCTTTCAATGTGTATATCGGTCGCCCTTCTCAATGGGGCAACCCATTTACAATAGGGAAAGATGGAACACGTGAAGAGGTAATTGCTAAATACCGTGAGTGGATTTCTGATCAACCTTTGATGATAGCACGGCTGCGAAACTTGAAAGGGAAGATACTAGGGTGTTGGTGCCACCCAAAACCTTGCCACGGCGATGTGCTAATAGAGTTGATCAAATTACATCGGGCAGGGTTGTTCATTCCTTCGTGCATCAATGGTGATTCGACGATGCTTCGTTTATATGGTACTGTGCAAGGATGGCTCCCATTACACCGGATGGACCACAGACCCAACGTCACGCACCAAGGCCCACAACGACGGCAACGGAGCGAAGTACTGTCGGTCCCGATCCCCGGTGACGCTGGTGTACGTGCTGGAATGCCGGTCGATGAACGAAGCACTGATTTTGGAGGCTGCCATTAAGAAGCTGAGCCCAACCTCGAAGCGGAAGCTAGCCAGCACTTTCACAACGGACGGAGGACACGAGCATTGGCGTACTTGACAAGTACACCCCGTATGCTATTCTTCCGTCATGTCTAATATCAACACTGAAAAGCGCAAGGAACACTTTGTCTCCCAACAGTCCGGTGACTGTGAGAGCTGGATCAGGGAACAACGTCGTGGTAATACGCAGGAAGAACTCGATGCCGTACATCAGAAGTACGAGATGTGCTTCGACCCCACCACCAGACTGTTCAGCGTTTATCGTCGCCGTCACAAAGCGAACCGCACTATTCGCAAACCGTTGACCCGGTTTACCAATCAGCTCTTCCAACGCCGCCAGATCGCCGTAACCATCGGTCCCGGTGATGTGATCAGCTTCCGGATGAAGGGGTGCCGCAAGGTGACAACCGTCCCGATTGAGAAAGTGTATCGCACAGCTCTGTGGTGGGAGGCATCTGCCATCGCAAACCAGAAGCGAGCTGACCGCGCTCAGAAGAAGAAGAAGGTGCGCCGATGATGAGCATTCCTTACCACCTATGAAGACAGAACTAGCATGACCATCCGGAATTATCGCATACGCAACAAGCAGAACAAGGGTCACTGGCGTGCGGCCACAGATGGGTGGACAACGGCCACTCAGGCAACGGCGTATACTAGCGATGAGGCCATGACTGAGCTGACCCGGCTCCTGCGCAAACCCAAGTATCATGACAAGCTTGAGGTGGTGCAGCTCTGAGCATTCCTCCAACCACAATGTGCAAATACCCTATCGCCCTCGCCACGCTGTTCAACGAGCTTACGCCACAGATTGGTGCATGGGCGGATCAACAATTTGATGCTTCTGACGCCCGGCTTGGAGTGGTGGAGGAGACGGGCGAGGTAACGCACTGCATTCTCAAGCGCATGCAGCGTATTCGTGGATTCGACAATTTCGAGCACTTCATTACTAAGCTTGCGGACGGTCTGGCTGACACGCTCGTGTACCTGGCACATGTTTGCTGGGTGACCAAAGACGCGCTTGGCAATCCAGCGACTGTTGGGGTTGAACCCGTATGCGGACTCGGTGACTGCTGGGCTCCGAGCGGGTATGCTGCCATCATTGCCAAGTCCTTGCGGACGCAGGCAGACCTGCTGGAGCAAAATGACTACAGGTTTGTTCAAACACGGGTCGAGATTGTGTTACATGCTACTTCGGCTCTGGCACAAATGTACGAGATTGATATTGTTGCTGCTTTGAGCTACACGTGGAAGAAAGTAGCAACCCGTAACTGGCGGGCTGATGCAGTACATGCTGCTGCTATTGCAGATCGAGGTTAGCGGCAGATCGAGGTTAACGTCGCGCGAGGGGTAGGGCAGGTTCCAGGGTTGCTGGTCACGGTATGGCAGGTTGATGCTTGCCATCTGGATGCTTGCTCCGTTTCACCACTAGTTATGGGAATGGGAAGAAAGACCACAGACCTGGCAACTGGTATTCCAGCAGTCACTGACTGGATGGAGTACATCGATCGTGCTGATACCACGATGTCACCGAGTGGTACGAATAAGAAGGCCTTATTTAGCAATATCAGTGCGATTGATACGGATGGTACTCTCGCGGCAAATAGCGATACCAAGATCGCAAGCCAGAAGGCCACTCGCACCTATATTGCTAACGTACTGGCCGGTGTCTCCAAAAACAAGGGTACATTGGATTGCAGCGCCAACCCGAATTATCCGGTGGCGCTAAATGGAGACTTCTATCGTTGCTCCGTTGCGGGAAAAGTCGGCGGTGCATCGGGCATCGTCGTGGAAGTGGCCGACCTGATCATGTGCGTGGCAGACAATGCGGGCGGCACGCAGGCGAGCGTGGGCACGAGCTGGATCGTCGGGCAGGCCAATATCGCAGGCATCACCGCCGCCGGGCTTGCGATGCTCCAGGCGGCGGATGCGACGGCGCAGGCAGCGTTGCTGGCCGCTGTCACGGAGACACTCACGAACAAGCGCATCACCCCGCGCGTCGGCTCCGCGACTTCCTCGGCCACTCCGACGATCAACACCGACAACGTGGATCGCTACGACCTCACGGCGCAGGCGGAGGACATCACATCCTTCACCAGTAATCTCAGCGGCACGCCGACGAACGGACAGCCGCTCTGGATTTCCGTCAAGGGCACGGCGGCACGGGCCATCACATGGGGCGCATCCTTCGAGAATGGTGCAGCCGCCCTGCCGACCACGACCGTCTCTACCGACCGGCTCGACGTGCTGTTCGTCTGGAATGCAGTCACGTCCAATTGGCGCTGCGTGCTCACGACTGCGAGCAGCGGCGGCGGCGACGCCACCAAGCTCCCTCTCGCGGGCGGCACGATGGACGAGAACGCCATCGTCAATCTGTCCAACGGTTCCAAGTGGCAGCAGAGCACGTCCAACAAAGGCATTGCCGGAGACGCAGGATTCTCGATCATCTGCTCGGCTGGCTACGAATACAAATTCGCAAATGGCTTCCTGTTCATTCTGTCCGATGGCAGTTCGACGGTTCGCAAGGTGCTCTACGCACCCGTTGCCCCTACCGTCACCGACGACACCACGCTCGGCTACACCACGGACACGACGTGGGAGATGGCGGATGGAACCAGGTATGAATGCACGGACGTGACCGAAGGTGCGGCAGTGTGGGCGGTAGTGCCGACCGTTTCTGCCACCAGCACGACGACGCTCACCAACAAGCGCATCACGCAGCGCACCGGCACCGCTACATCCAGCGCGACACCGACGATCAACACCGACAACGTGGATCGCTACGACCTCACGGCGCAGGCGGCGGACATTACATCCTTCACCAGCAATCTCAGCGGCACGCCGACGAACGGACAGCCGCTCTGGATTTCCGTCAAGGGCACGGCGGCACGGGCGATTACTTGGGGTGCATCCTTCGAGAATGGTGCAGCCGCCCTGCCGACCACGACCGTCTCTACCGACCGGCTCGACGTGCTGTTCGTCTGGAACTCCGTCACATCTAAATGGCGTTGCACTCTCACGGCTGCGCCCGCCACCGATGCCACCAAGCTCCCCCTCGCGGGCGGCACGATGGATGAGAACGCAGTCGTCAATCTGTTCAATGGCTCAAAGTGGCAGCAGAGCACGCCTGATATGGGCATTGCCGGAGACGCAGGATTCTCGATCATCTGCTCGGCGGGCTACGAGTATAAGTTTGCAAATGGCTACTTGTTCGTCCTGTCGGACAATAGCGCGACGGTTCGCAAGGTGCTCTACGCCCCGGCAACTCCAACTGCCACCGACGACGAAACGCTCGGCTACACCACGGACACGACGTGGGAAATGGCGGATGGAACCAGGTATGAATGCACGGACGTGACCGAAGGTGCGGCAGTGTGGGCGGTAGTGCCGACCGTTTCCTTCGCCACGACCGCCACGGCAGCGGGCACCACCACGCTCACCGTGACGAGTGCGACATTCCAAGAGTTCACGGGATCGACGACGCAAACGCTCGTCATGCCCGACGTGACGACCCTTGTGCTCGGTTGGGAAGTCACCATTCACAATCTGAGCACGGGCTTTGTGACGGTGCAGGCGAATGATGCCTCTGAGATCATTCAACTCGGCCTCAATCAGCGCATCACGATCTCCACCAACTCCATCGTCACCAACACCTCTGCGTCGTGGTCGGTGGATAGCTTTAACCACATCAGTGGTAGCGGTAACTCATCTTCCGGCACCCACTCCCAGATCAGCGGCTCCGGCAACTCCAGCAACTCCGGCGACTACTGCCAGATCAGCGGCTCCGGCAACTCCGGCAACTCCGGCAACTTCTGCCAGATCAGCGGCTACAGCAACCACACCAACATCGGCACCCACTGCCAGATCAGCGGCTCCGGCAACTCCAGCAACTCCGGCGCCCGCTGCCAGATCAGCGGCTCCGGCAACTCCGGCAACTCCGGCAGCTACTGCCAGATCAGCGGCTCCAGCAACTCCGGCAACTCCGGCAGCTACTGCCAGATCAGCGGCTCCGGCAACTACAGCAACTCCGGTAGCGCCTGCTCGATCAGCGGCTACAACAACTACAGCAACACCGGCAGCCGCTGCCAGATCAGCGGCCAAGGCAACCACACCAACACCGGCAGCTACTGCCAGATCAGCGGCTACAGCAACTCCGGCAACACCGGCACCTACTGCCAGATCAGCGGCTACAACAACAGCAGCAACACCGGCAGCCGCTGCCAGATCAGCGGCCAAAACAACTACAGCAACACCGGCAGCTACAGCCAGATCAGCGGCTACGGCAACTACAGCAACAGCGGCGGCTACTGCCAGATCAGCGGCCAGACCAACCACAGCAACTCCGGCAACTGGTGCCAGATCAGCGGCTACGGCAACTCCAGCAACTCCGGCATCTACAACCAGATCAGCGGCTACGGCAACTCCGGCAACACCGGCAGCCGCTGCCAGATCAGCGGCCAAAGCAACACCGGCAACTCCGGCAACTGGTGCCAGATAAGCGGCCGCAGCAACTACAGCAACACCGGCAACTACTGCCAGATCAGCGGCCAAAGCAACCACAGCAACACCGCCGGCCACTGCAACCAGATCAGCGGCTACGGCAACCACACCAACAGCGGCCGCTACTGCCAGATCAGCGGCTACAGCAACACCAGCAACACCGGCTACTACTGCCAGATCAGCGGCTACAGCAACCACACCAACTCCGGCAGCCGCTGCCAGATCAGCGGCCAAAGCAACTACAGCAACACCGGCGACTGGTGCCAGATCAGCGGCTACAACGCGAACGGCAACACCCTCGACTACGCCCGTGTCCACGGCGGCGGGGAGTTTGCCCGCATCATCGACGTAGTAGCCAAAGCCTCCACGACCGACGCCACCCCGACCACACTCACCCTTGGTGGTAGCGCGGAGGGTGCGACGAACCGCATCAACATCCCGGCTAACTCCACTTGGTCTTTCGTGGCGATAATTGTGGCGCGGGAAACCGCCACGGCCAATGCAAAGACATGGACTCGTCGCGGTCTGATCGGCAACAACGCCGGGGCGGTGACAATCTCGGCTCTCGACACCATCGGGACGGATAACGTGCTGGGTGGTGGACTAACTGCGACCATCGCCATTACGGCTGACAACACCAACGACGCACTCAAGATCGAAGGCACTGGAGTTGCGGCGACCAACATCAAGTGGACGGCGCAGGTCAATATCACTCAAGTCGGGTAAATACTTTCATGAAAAAAATCCTGTTCAACTCATCAATGCCCCGCAGCGGCTCCGAATTGCTGCAAGTCCTGCTTCACCAGAACCCGGACATCTACGGCTCCGCTACCTCACCCCTGTTGGAGTTCCTTTACGGGATGCGGGCCAACACCGGGCTGACCGAAGTGCAGTCCCAACCCCGCGACCTCATGCGGACAGCGTTTGCCCGCACCTGCAAGGCCGCTGCCGAGGGCTACTACTCCGCCATCACCGACCGCCCTATCGTGTGCGACAAGAATCGTGGCTGGGCCGCGAACTACAACTGGACGAGCACATGGGCCGACCAGCCCAAGATGATCGTCATGGTGCGCGACCTCCGGGGCATCATCGCCAGCATGGAGCGCCTCTACCGAAAGAACACCGACACCACGGAGTGCGCGGCCCTTCCGCTGCAACTCGATGCACGGGTTTTCAACTGGCTCAATTTGAACGCCCAGCCGATTGCCAACAACCCGAACGTAGGAGCGCCTCCGGTCGGCCTTGCCCTCAATCGTTTGCGCGGACTGTTCATGGACGGCACCGCCGAGAAGGTTCTTTTCGTGAAGTGCGAGGACTTGACCAAAGCTCCAGCGGCCACGATGAGCCGCATCTACGCCTACCTCAAGCTCCCGGAGTTCGCCCACGACTTCGACAACATCAGGAAAGAAGTCGAGGAGGACACCAAGCAGTATGGGGTGTTCGGGGATCACAACGTCGTCGGCAAGATTGCCCCTCTGAAAGACTGGAATGGCGTGCTGCCCGACAAGCTCTCCGATGTCATCCGCCAGGACTTCGACTGGTATTTCTCCGCCCTCGGCTATTAAAATCAACCGCAGTAATACAATCAACCACATATATGTCCCTACTCGATCCGATCGAAAACACCGTCTCGCCCGCCGCTCAGAAAGCCCGCCAGCTTCGTCAGAGCACCGTGCAGATCTTCAACCAGACCCTCCACCAGTGGGAGCAGGGGATCAATCTCCTCTGGGACGACGCCAACCCGCAGGCCGTGCTCGACGCACTGGAAGCCGATGGCGGCTCCTCGGTGGAACTCTTCACGCGCTCCAAAGAGCTGGTAGAGTTCCTCGTCGCGCAGAATCCGCCCGCGTCGGAGCTGGCTCTCATCAACGCGGCCATTGCGAAGGTGAAGCCGTTCACGGTGGTGGACGGGAAAATCCTGATCACGGTTTAATCGCCGATGTTCACACCCGCCAAACTCCTGCCGTGGCCCTGGTGGCGTAGATGGCTCATGCGACTGAAAATCACATGGGGTTACGTCATCGGGCGCGGCTACTGCTGGTGGGATCTGGAGACCGGCGAACTCTACGGCAACACGGCGATCTGCCGGGTGTATGGGCTGCCGCCTGGAAAATACCCTACGACCTACGAGAGCTTCGACGCGATGCTGTGGGCGGACGATGACCGTGTGACGGTGCGGCGTTCTGTGGACAAATCCAAGGAGTTGCGCGCCGTGTTCCACGACACGTTCTGCGCGAAGGATCAGACGACCGGCGCGATGATTTTGATCAAAGCAAAGGGCTGGTGGCTCTACCGTGACGGAGAACCCGTCGCGATGCTCGGCTGGAACGAGCGAATGCCTTACTCCCGCAGAAATGAAAACGTGATCCGATTCTCGCAGAGCATGGAACGCAAGTTCGTCGAGGGTGATCGAACGGAGTGCATCGTCATGCTGAAAGCCTGCCTACCTAGACAATATGCCCGGAAATGAAGAAATCCTCCAACTCTTGCGGGAGATGCGGACGAACGCAAACGGCAAAAAAGAAACCGTTGCGTATCTCGGCATCGCCGTCGGCATCCTCTCCGGGTTCCTGTCGTTCTGGGCCGGGCATGCGGTCACGGGAGAACGGGTCTCCCGGCTGCAGCATGACTTCATCGAAGCGAAAAGGATGCAAACCGAACTGCACGCCCGGATTGAGAAAGTTGACCGTGAAAACGATAAGGCCATCTCGGAACTGCGGACCAGTGTCGCTGCACAGCAGACCCAACTGGCGGAAATACGTGCAGATCTGAAGGAACTGTGGCGTACGGTGAAGCCCTAAAAGCGTTCCAGTACCAATGAAGCTGCATTATATTCTTATCTTAACCATGGGGTTGGCTGGATGTCGCACCACGGGCGGAACCGAAACCGCAGTACTACAGCAGAACATCGCACGCATCAATGAGGCAAGCCGGGCGTCCAGGGCGGATGCCAAGAAGATTAAGGAGCTTAGCCGAACCATTGCTAAAGCAACAGACCATCAGGGTCGGAGCCTCGACATAGCAGACCACAAGCAGGCTATCCTTGAAGGCTACTTCAAGTGGCTGATGCAACGGAGGAATCAATAATGTGTGGCAATTGTGAATATCGGCACGCGTCCGGCGTCAACTGTAGGTACCGCCTCGGCAGGGCTCCGGCTCGAGTGTGGATGCTCATCATCACAATCTTCACGCTGGCTGGTGCGTTCGCACAGGAACCAGCCCCACCAATGCCAGCCATTGACTTTTCCACGTTTACACCGAAAACCGTGGCTCGCATCTTTGACGGTATGCGCAATGCACTTGCGGAGGCGCACCGGCAGCAGAGTATTATCGTACAGGCGAACGTGGAACTCGGCAAGCGGGCGGCAGACGCAGAGGAGCAGGCTAATATCGCAATCGCGGCAGCTGCCATGGCGGAGAAGGAGGGTGAAACGCTGCAGGGTACAATTATCGGACTGAGGCAGGAAGTACTGGAACTGGAAGCGAAGATGGCAGCATTACGCAGGTTCTGTCATGCCGTGTTGATAGCTATCTTCGTGACGGTAACCGCCTTCGTTTGGAGCGTACTGCAGAAGTTCGATGTGGGGCGAATCCCGTTAATTGGTGGGTGGCTGTCCGGGTACGCCGCCATTGCCAGAGTGATCATTGCTATTGCGGCGGGGTCGGCAGCTGCCACCACCGCATGGGTGATCCTATCCAGAATCTGAAGTTCGCGGTTGCTGGCCGCACTCCCTAATTATCTGGGCATGCGTCCTGCCACTTTCATATCACTGCTCGAAGCAGCGGTTCCTAACCCGAAGTTCCGGGAAGTGGCTCTATGGCTGAAGGTGCACCGCAATGCGTGTGACGTACTCCCACCAGACTGGGAAGAACTGACGTTACCGCATGTTGAGATTGAGCACAATACGCCGCGCGTGCCCAAGCGATGTTATGATAATGCGCTGGCACTGGCAAGGTTCGACCCACGTTACCAGTTATACGGAGGTTGCGTGGTATGGGACCACAACTACCAGCAGGTTGTGAATTTCGATATCAATAAGTACTGGGGTACCAGAACCTGTCGAATAGTGCACGCCTTTTGTGTCATTGATGGTAAGATTGCTGACCCAACGTTCGGACTGAACTCGGACGACCACTACTTCGGAAAGCTTCTCGATCCCGCACAGTTTAAGGATGATGCGGCGCTGGAATCGTTCCTATATAAATGCTCCGCCGCCTACGATGCAACCTTCCCACACGATGAAGCCGTGTTAACGCGCACGTGGGAAGAATGGAATGCAAAGACGAGCAAAAGCAGCACCAATAATACCTAATGACTAAGAATCTCGGCAAATCATACTCGCTCTGGTCACTTGCAGGCTGGTTTAAACCGGCTCCAACCAATCTCAGCAAGCAGGAACGGGAAACGGTTAACCGTATGCAGAATGGTCTGTCGTCACCATTGCAGGGTGGGATGCAGGAGTATTACATGGGGCAGACGTCACGGAACTCGGACCCACAACAGCACTTTGGAGAAATGGAAGAAATGGCTGGGCACGAGATTGTTGCTCCGGTTCTCGCCATTTACGCGGAAGAAGCGACGCAGCCAGACTCTTCAAACGGAAAGGTGATCTGGTACGAGTGTGATGATAGTGAGGTGGAGGAAGATCTCAACAAGATGCTGGAACGGGTCAATGCAGACGATGACGCCTATGCCATCCACTGGGACCTCGCTGCATTCGGTAACAGCTTTCGGCGGCTCCTGCGTACCGAGGCGAATGGTATCGAGCACATTGTACCGATCCCGGTTTCGCACATTCGCCGCATTTACGACCTCACTACCAAGCGCTTGCTGGGGTTTAAGTGGGCCGGGCACGAACCCATGCCTGAGCAAGCGGTTCGCCTGACCTCCGGCAGCAAGTCTGAGAACATTTTCCCACCTTGGGACTTTCTCCACTTCCGCCGCATTACCAGCCGAACAACCTCGGAGTCCGAGTACGGCACGTCCATGGTGGAGCACCTGTTCACGCTCTACCGTCGCATCAAGCTCTCGGTGGATCAAATGGTAGTATACAGACTTCACGCCATGCCAAGCCGCTGGATTTGCTGGGTAGATACCGGCACACAGACAGCGGCAGAACAGTCGGATACGCTGACCATTTATAGGAACTTCCTGCGATCCACCATGGCGCTCGATGAAAACAAGTTCGAAAGCCGGTTCAACCCACCGGCAATGGACTCCATCCTCTTTTTCCCGAAGCCAACCGGCGACGAATCGAAGATTGATCAGATGCAGGGTACCAACGATGTGCCAGATGTGCCAGATATTGACCTGTTGACCAAGATGTTCTTCGGTGGTGCACGCGTACCGCGCAGTTATGTTGGATTCGGCGAAGACGACGGAAGCCTTGCCAACAACTCCCTTGCCAGCAAGGATATTCGTTTTGCCCGGTTGATCCGGGTGCTCCGGCAGCCTGCCATCAGCGGATACGCCCGGCTGGCTGATATTCAGATGGTGCTCAAGGACAAGGACCCCAGCAAGTACAAGGTAACCGTGCAGATGAGCAGTATCTCCGCCATCGAGGATGAGGTGAAGGCCGCGACCATTTTGAAGCAGGCCGAGGTTGCCAACGTGGTCTCCGACATTTGTCAGAAGCTGACCATTCCAAATAAGGAAATTATCGATCTCGTGTTCCGGGAGTACCTGCACGTTCCGCGCAAGTTTGCAGACGTGGCTAAACTGGCTGCCGCCGTGCAACAGGTGGTTGGCGGACCGGAGGGTGCTCCTGGAGGCGGCGGGGGCATGAGTGGGATGCCGATGGGAGGTGGTGGCGGAATTGGTGACGATCTTGGTCTCCCACCAGAAGAACCAGAGGGCGCTCCGGAGGTGGAGGTAGACGGTGACCAGCCACCGCCTATCGCCACGACCGGGCAGGAATCGGTAACGGCACTTCAGCACACTATGCTACTGGAATTGCGCACGGCCATTAAGGGGAAGCACAAGCAGCTCATTCCGGAGATGAAGCGCCTCTCCAACACCATGCGGTCCCTGTATCGCATCCACGCGACCGGGCGGGTTAGCCTCGTTGAAACCAGCCGAGTGCTACGATCCAAGGACGCCCTGCCGACTGGCAGACGTCTAACCGAAGGCGCGGACGCGTCCACAATTTACAGTGGTACGGTTCTGACACCGGTTGGCCTCGCTGAGGCTGAGGGCAATACCACCGTGGCGGAGAGTCACCCCGCTGTAAAGGCCGTGCACGGGATGCGCAAGGCCGCGAGCGGATCGCAGCCGCTGACCGAGCAGGTCAAGGCGGGAAAGATTCGCGTTACCGCACAACTCCACGAATGATATGAGCGTCAAGTCTCCATATGGTGTTCTGGTGCCCGGCGCTGGTGGTAGGATTTTTGAACCAGCGTTGAAGCACCGGTTCGAGGTGGAATTCGAAAACATGGGTGGAATTAAAGGGTGGGATGCCAATCAGGCGTGGGCGGTTCGCACCTTTAACCCCGGTGGATCTCAAATTGAGGCTGGAGTCGTGCAGGTGCTCAATCAGCAAATTCGATACCCAAAGAATCTGAGCGCCGGAGATGCGGCGGAATTGGAGTTGATCATGCTCGATGGCAGTACCGCACTGGACGTGATGTGGCGATGGCATATGGCGGTTGGCAATCGCAATCTGACAACAGGTGGAAGCATTGGTCTGCTAACCGATTCATCTTCAAACGGTATCGGGGGCAGTGCTACCGTATATGCCCTTGGGCCAGATGGTGCGACCAAGATCGGCGGATGGTTACTGGAGAACATTTGGCCATGTTCTATCATTGCTGGTACCTTCGACCAAAGCTCGGAGTCTGACCCGCTTGTTCACCGTGTTCGGTTCGAAGTAAATCGCGTCACCTTGCTTGGGCGCGGTGGGAGGTCGGTATGAAGGCTGACCCGTCCTGCCACCCCGTATTTCCGAAGGAGCCGTCCGCTGTATATCGGTCGATGAAGCCGATACGGATGCGCATGCGCGTAGGCAAGCTGATTAAGGAGATTCGGCGCATCACGGCGGACCCGCCTCGGAAGTAGGTACTTGACAGGCGTTCGTTCTTCTGCTAAGGTATGCAGTATGAACAAAACACTTCAAATCGCGCAGGAATTCAAGACACTCGCCGAAGCGGTTGCCGCAGCGGTCGCCAACCAATCACTCGATCTGAGCTACAACCCGGCAGAGGCTGCCCGCAAGGTGAAGGACTGCGACAGTGGATATCACCGGGATCGTGGCGTTACCGCTGCCTTTCTCACTGATGACGGCGTCTATTACGTTTATGAGTCCGGCGGCATGAGCCTGCTACACAAATTCGAACCATTCATCTCCTGCCTGAGCGACAGCGGGTTCCACATTGCGCAGATTGCGCCGGGTCGCACGAGCATCGTGATCAGCGAGTTTGTTATCAAGAAGACTGCCGAAGGGCGCGACTTCTTTCGTGGTCACCCTGAATTCCTCGCCGCCTGACCGTGACTAACAGCATTCCTCCGCGTATGATTATTGCTATTGCAGATTCCAGCACCTCAAGCATCACGAACGGTGATGTTATCAATGGTGTTGTGCGGCATTGTTACACTCACGCCGATATTGATTCCAGTCATTGGTTGGCCGTAGTATACGACGACGGCTCCGACGAAACGTTAACTGCGAACATCCTGAACCGCATTCAGGCGCGTCATAACCCTCGCCGATTTACGCATTCTGGATTACTGCCGAGGTTAGCAAAGCTTCCGGATCGTCCCAACCGGTGGCTAACTCCAACCTATGCAAAAATCTAATGAAAAATGCCGTCGACGAGTACCAGAGACTGGTCTCCAAATCTCAGCAAGCGGGTTTGTCGATCCACAGGTACTGTATATCTGAGGGACGGGCGGGAACCTACGCCTCGGCGTTCTCCTACATTGCGTACTTGTCGAACCTCGCTGCAACACTGCGCCGCTTAGGTATAATTGGTCGCAAAGAGGCAATGACACTTTCAACGATTAACTACGAGGCACAGGACAAGGTGATCGCGTACACGTTGTCGCAACGCAAGCAACGGCGGAAGGATCGCATTGCCACAGTGGAGCGCATCTGCGCCAAGTTTCCGCAGGTGGTGAAGAATTCGTCACCGTGGTCGTTGAAGCTATTGGTAGACCCGATCCCGCGAGAGCTATGGGAGTCCCACGTGTGGCAGGAGTCTGAGCTCGGCCTTCCCATGTGCGTTGAAGAGCGCGTTGAGGCACCATTGCCAGTTTCCTTCGCGCCCGAAGGAGATGAGGTGATCTACACTGGTCATGGCCGGTCGGTGCGAGTAACATGCGACGACGACGTGGACGGTCACGTGTTCCAGCGCGTGAGGGAGGAGCACAAAGAATTTTGCCAGGAACCGTTTACGGTGAAGGAACTTGAGCAATTTCACCGGGAGCTGAAGATTCCGAACCATCGAGTAATACTGACACCGGACCTCGGTCACGGCCCCCTGCACGTGCTGATCAGTTGCTGCGCGGAACCAGAGCCGGAAAAGCCAGTCTCGAACCCTCCAAACTCCAGCGAGCGGTTCCACGAGCTGCGTGACTCTCTGACCGAGGACTATAGTAACCTTTCCATGCACATGGAAGGAGGTATCCTGCCACCGGAGGTTTCCAAGCTTATATTTGGTAACTGGTACGGAGACTTTACTCCCGCGCCGAAGCACCCCTCGCGAGCTACCGCAACACGACGCGTGCCGGAACCGAAGCCTGCGAGGCCGGAACCGAAGCCTGCGAAGCTGGCACCAACCAGCCTGCCTGCGTTTCAACCATCATCAGCTGGAATCAACAACCAAAAGGTGCAAGCCGTGGCGTGGGTTCTTGGGCGCATCAACACACTGACGCAACAGCTTCTAAACATTCCCGGTACCGTGCTGGAGGAGGTTACATTCCACCCCGGAGACTTTGAACGCATGCAGGCGTTGTCCGTCTCCGCCTCCGACACGCTCACCAAGTTTGATGCCATTCTTGCTACCGTTCGAAACTTTCATAACCAATGAGTGTTCGCCGTCATAAAGCTGTGAAGGCGTGCCAACGAGCTGAACGGGCCGAAAGCATCCGCTTCTGGTTGTCCCGGCTCCGTCCACTGGATTACGTGCTGATGCTCTTTTTCCTGCTCGGCGTTGTCATGATCGTTTACTGCCTCCTCCGGTAACATAGCATTCCTACAGATCTATGAATCGCCCAAATCTCACCGCCAACGCCGCCGTCCGCCAAGCCGGAATGACCGTATCTGGCTACCTCGCATCTGCCATCGAGTCCATCGACGGGCAGTTTGGTGCTGGATACGCCACATCAAACCCAGCACTGGTTGCCGCTTTTATCCATGCAGCCACACTGGACTTTAACAACTGCGCGATGCACAGCGTTCTCGGCGAGATTGCCGATGCCATCAGCGAACTGGCGCATCGCATTGGCGAACCGGCAGACACCGCAGCTGTCGCCTAGATCGTGTGCACGGGGTCCGGCTTCCGAACGAACTCGCTTGGCCACGCGTCCACCGCCGGGTCTGATATGCGCCGGATCGCTTCGGACCGCTGTGCCAGCGTATAATCATCCATCTTGACGCTATCGTCTTGACTGGCATTGAATACCGCACCACAAATGCCGTCTGCAAGATCCTTGCTGCCCTGGAGGTTAAGAAGCTGGACGCCGTTATGAATCACTCGGATGAACTGGTCCGGATGGTCGATTTTATCGGGCCGGTCCTCAAGGTGTTCTAGCTCGGTCATGAGGTAGTCATGTCGGAACATGCTGAACCGACCCTCATCGAAGGTTTGCTTGAGCTGCACGTACTGATCCTTCTTCCGGTCCACGGAGGTGTAGCAGGTCTTGAACCCGTTGCTTTCGAGAATGTTCCGCATCTCTAGTGACATGGCAGCTAAGTCGCAGCTAACCATCTTGATGTCGAAGTTGCGCTTCTTGAGCCACCATATGAACTCCCGGATACGCCCGAAGTCGATTGGGTCGGAACCGGAGGCACTACGGATCACCCGAAACGCTATGTCGAGTTCGAACACTGGTCGCATGGACTTAACGACCCGGTGCGTCAACCTGTCGATGACGTCCGTTTCCGCGTTACCGGTTGGGTGAATCATGGCAAACCCAAGGGCATCCATGGCCCCGGATGCCATATCAAGATGAATGAACCGCCCGGCGTCCGGGTGTCTTCTGGGAACGATACGGGACGAACGGCGCTGAAGCAACCGTTCGAGGTTTACGAAGTCCGAAATCTGGCTGGATGTGGATCGGACGCTAAGTGGGATGGAGTCCGTACGCATCGGATCAGCCAGTTCGTCCGATATGGAGTTCAAGATTGGCAGGGTGCTGGCAAACAGCTTGGATACGCGACCCGTACTGATTCCGGCTAGGTCACGGATGGAGCCGGGCAGGTCGCGCTCAAACTCCGGGCGATGTTCGACGGGCGGAAACAGAAGCCGTGACGGCGGCACGTCGAGCGCCAACGTGGGGTCGTCAATGATCCTTGGCGGCACGATGGCATCCCCTATATCTACGGTGAACGTCTTGCCGCAGTACGACATCTTAACCGGGCCAACCACCTCCCACCATGCGAAGTCATATACTCGGACCTTAGGGTCATTGCGATACTTGCGGACGTATTCTACGAGGAAGTCATCTTCGGACTTGGCCGATGACATGAGGATAAGCAATCCGGGGTGGCTGGCCCCTGTCACCTCGCCCTTATCTCGCTTGAACCGGGAGGTAATACGGCGCTGAATAGCCTCAACCAGCTCGTGGGCAGCCTTGGCAGCATCCTTTTCCAGCCGGAAGTTTACCTCGTCCACGCAGCTAACCAGTACGTTACGCCCCAACGCCTCATGAATTTTGGAACCAGCCTCAATAGCAAGGTTACCGGCAATGTCCACGCGCATACCGGAGAATTTCTGGTCCAGCCGGGTAATGGATCGCTCCCGGAAGAACGGACTAAGCCGCATGAACCGGATGGCGTCCGCAAAGGTGCCATCCTTGACCTGTTCCTGCGTCACCGAAAAGAAGCTGTAGGTAATAGCGGACGCAGCGGACAACCCGAAGTACTGTACAGGGTTGCGCAGACATAGGGCGTACGCCAGCCGATAGAGCAGGACGACCGACGCCATGAAGCTCTTACCTAAACCAATGGCACCGGTCAGTACCAGCTGTTGCACCTGTGAATCCGGGCCGAAGTCCCGCAGGAGCATTTCCCGCCACTTGGGGTAAAGGCCGTCCTGCCCGTTATCTGGGTCGGACCGACATGCCACGCCGAGGTAATAGTCGTCCTCGATGAACTCCTTCATTGTTGGCGGAGTGCGCAGGAAGTCGGCGGCGTTTAGCTCGTGGAGCAGCGGGGAGGTACCATCACCCTCGAACTGATGGAGGATGCGGGCAATGAGAGCCTTGGCATCCTGCGACGGCATATATCCACACTCGGCCAGCAGTTCGGCTGCTACCCGTTCCCGTTCCAGCGTTGCTTTGTCGGCTACGGATTCGATCCGATCAAGAACGCACCTCACATCTTAAACCGTTCAACGGCCTAAAACAGCACCCGCATGGTCTACAACGGCGAACGGTGAACTGCAGGCATTCCGGCAAACCCACACGTAGCACGGATGGCGAGCAGATGCTGCTGGAATGCCGGGCCGGGATCATTCTTGCGCTGCGTAATTCTGTCGTGACCAGTCACGTCACGCAGTCCGTAATGCACGACCAGCAGCTTGCTGAGCGCCAGCACCGAGGCGATCTGTGCCGGATAGAAAATCTCCCACTCATCCCCGCCGTTCTGTTTTCCCGACCAATGAGTAGAGAGAAGAGTGGCGAAGCCGGGGACGTTTTTGCGCCCCCACCCGAATGCTCCCTTGGAGTCGCCCAGGTTGGCGATCTCGATTCCGATGGCTTCATCGTTGCCACCTTTACCGTTGGAGGAACTGTAAAGTATGCCGGTCGTGGGATCGACCCACTGGCTCCTGCCCGCATGGGATGCTTTCTGATTGCAGGGAACGTGCTGCACGATTGTTCCGTCGCGGTCCACGGTGAAATGTGCCGAGACGCCTCGCGCCTTCATAACGTCCACGGTACCGTCGACGTCCTTGATGAAGTCGCCGTTCAGATCTCCGTCACCATCCGCACCCCCGGTGAAATGCTCGACAAGGTAGCGCGGCTTCAGAGGGCCTCCCCCAGGAAGCGGCTGACGCCACACACCAACGAGCCAATGATCGGACCCCATGTTCAACCCTCCGGGAGTCAGGACCGGCGCGGGCGTGTTACCATGTGGAGCTTCAGTGGGAGCTTCTTTTCCTGCAATCGCCGCCTGCAGACGACCCTCCGACAGCACGCCCCACCTTCCATCTACATCGTTACCTACGAACCCGAGGACGGCCTGCACGAGCTTGATCGTTGCCCTGTCGGCCTGGTTGAGGGCCGTGCGTGACTTCCTCCCGAAGTCGTTGTCGACCTTGAAAGGGTAAACTCCTGCGTCTTTCAGGACTTGTTGGATGCGTTCGATTTTGGTCATAATAATATACGTAGTCTACCGGGGCTGCTCATAGGTCAGGTAAGCGATACAGCGTTCACGGGCGGTGATGCTGGGTGCCGAAAACAGCTCGGTATTGTCAAGGTTGCCCATATTCCCAAGAACGCAACTTGACAAGCGTTCGTTCTTCTGCTATTATTCTTTCATGACATCCGAACACGATCAAGTCACCCCGGCCCCGTTGGGCAAGGTCCGCGCCCGTCGCCGGTAATGCCCGGCCTGATGAGTCCACGAAACAACCAACAACCCGACAAAATGAAATACACCACTCAAAACAAACTCCGCAAAATCGCCCGCCGCGCTGCCAAGGTTGGCCTCACCGACGCGGCCATTACTCGCATGTCGTTTTACCAAACGATTTCGCAACTGCG